ATCGTATTCATACTTCGTATAAAATGTCGCAAAAAAATATATGTTGTTTGTATCACCAAGGTATAATAGATGAATTTAGAGCTAGCAAAATTCGATATGAAAGCCATCAGCTTTCGTCCTGATGAAAATAAGGGACCCGTTATCGTTCTCATCGGGCGTCGTGATACCGGTAAAAGTTTCCTCGTTCAGGACCTGATGTTTCATCACCAAGATATTCCAATTGGAACCGTTATCTCTGGAACAGAGGCAGGAAACGGTTTTTTCGCCGCTCATGTGCCGAAATTATTCATCCATGATGCGTATAATACTGCTATCATCGAGAACATTCTCAAACGCCAGAAAGCAGTCCTAAAACAAGTGAAAAAAGAAATGGATACATATAAAAAGTCGTCGATTGACCCGAGGACGTTCGTTGTTTTGGATGACTGCTTGTATGATAATAAATGGACGAAGGACGTGATGATGCGTCTCCTCTTCATGAACGGGAGACACTGGAAGATTATGTTAGTAATTACAATGCAATATCCGTTGGGTATCCCCCCGAATCTCCGCACGAATATCGACTACGTTTTTATTCTCCGCGAACCATATATTGCGAATCGTAAACGAATCTACGACAATTATGCGGGTATGTTCCCCACTTTTGAGAGCTTTTGTCAGGTGATGGACCAGTGCACCGAGAATTACGAGTGTCTCGTTATCAATAATAATGCGAAATCGAACAAATTACAAGACCAGATATTCTGGTATAAGGCACAGCAGCATGGTCCATTCAAGCTCGGCAGTAAGGAATTCTGGGAAATATCGAAAAATCTCGGTTCTGATGACGAAGGAGAGCAGTCATATGACCCTAATGCTGCGAAAAATAGTAAGGGACCGAAGATTAACGTGAAGAAGAGTAAGTGGTGATGGAAAGTTGCTTTACATTTGGGTATAGTTAGATTCCAAAATTAGCATTTTAACCCTATTTGGAATCTTGCTCTCGGTAATATGAGAGAGCAAGCATGAATCATCGCTTTCATAAAAATCGCTATAATAATCACGTTTGTATGATTGATTTCTATCAGTCATGAATAAAATTGAAATGATACTTCGCATGTTTCAGAAGAACATACCGATAGGAATAGAATGAACCAAATATTTTCGACCTCAACAGCGTTTTTTAGTAAGGGTATGTTCAAAGATGAAGTTTTACTCGCGCGATGTGTGATTGACGCTGAACCGCTTTTGGAAGAACGCCCAAATGTGATTATTTATGGAAAGGTAATGAAACAACCTCGCAGCGTCGGTTTCTTTTCTGATATTTCACATGGTTATCGCTACGCAAAAAACACAATGTGCTCCAAACCTCTCACCCCCGCATTATCCGAATTGATACGATCTATAAATTCGATAATTGGTTCAGAATTCAACGGTATCCTGGTAAATAAATACAAGGACGGTAATGACCACATTTGCGCACATAGCGACGATGAATCAAGACTCGACGTCAACGGGGTTGTCTCGATATCATACGGAGCAGCGCGAATCTTCCGCATTCGTGACAAAGCGACGAAAAATATTGTATATGATGAACCAACTACACATTGCTCTATATTTCATATGGGTGGTGACTTTCAAAAAATATACACACACGAAATACCGGTTCAGAAAAAAATAAAGGAACCACGAATTTCATTTACGTTCCGCAAACATCGTCGCGACGACAAATAACTAGTGATGCGAATGTAGATAGAAATGTAGATAGAAATGTAGATTAGTATTACAATATATTTATGGTTAAAACATAAACATATGTTCATTCTGTTCCAAACCACTATTTTTTTGTATAAAAGCGACGGTCATTTACAACAACACTTTCAGAATGTTACTTTTTATTTATAAAAACGAATATAATCATACCAGTCGCATTTCATAAATACACATTATTACTGTCTCAAACTGCTGCTTACGCGATTTAGACAAAGATACGTAATAGTAATCTATTATAACGTTGTATTTCATAATAAAAAATTGAACTATATTATATTACTGGTTGAACTAGTATTATTGAAAGATATGGAACTAAGTAAATTATCAAAGGCGGCACTTCTGATAAGATGTCAAGAACTAGGAATCGCCAATTGTAAATCCAGGAATAAAAACGAATTGATCGAACTAGTTGCTACACATGTTCAAGAAGACAACCCACATGTAAATAGTATAGATATTCAAAACGACGGTGACGACCATGACCATGACCACGACCATGACAACGACGAATTAACGAGTATTACCAAATGCGATATATTTACACCAGACGACATATCCATGATTATGGCAACAAGGTTGTCACATCGTGGTAAATTATTGGAACCTTGTGTTGGAACCGGAAACTTATTAAAACATATAAACGTTGAAAATTATGAGAGAATTGATGTCTATGAAATAAAAGCACAATACATGAGTCAAATTAGTGATCATGTAAAATTAAATAAGTTCAATTGTGATTTCTTAAAAACAAAAATAGATGAAAAATACGAGAATATTATACTTAATCCACCCTACATAAAAATCCAAGAGTTACCTGTTCAATATAGGGAATTCATAACTTCTAATTTCGAGTTGTTGAATAAGGGTTCAATCGATATTTATTATGCGTTCATAATTAGATGTTTATCATTATTGGCAGACGATGGTGTTATGGTTAGCATTACACCGAACTCATATTTATATACCAAGACAGCTTATGAATTAAGAAAATATCTGTTCGATAACAGATTGATCAAAGAAATTATAGATTTCAAAGAAAAAAAGGTATTCAGTAACGCTTCTGTATATTGTTGTATAACTGTTTTCGACAAGACACCAAAAACAAACCTAGTCTATAATGGTAATATTATTCCATATGAAAGTATTGTAACAAATTACTCTTTGTTCAATTTAAATTCATCAGAGAATACGCTCAAAAATATTTGTAAGATCAGAAATGGAATAGCAACATTAAGAGATAAAGTATTCATCAAAAAATACAAGTTATTTGACGAACCATGTTGGAAACAGATCACAAACGGACCGAATGTAAATTATATAATATATCCATATAGAGACGATAAAATAATCCCCGAAGTTGAATTTAAAGATGAAAATCCACTTACATTTCAATATTTATTAGAAAACAAAGAAGAATTATCGAAACGAGATAAAGGTAATAAAAGTTATCCTGCTTGGTATGCTTATGGCAGAAGTCAGTCGATACGATATTCAAGTAAGAAGTGTGTTTATATACCATGCTTTCTTGAACCAAGCAAAATACCCGCAAATTTATTCGAGTATGAAAATATGTTACATAGTAGTTGTTTATGCTTAGAACCAAATGACGAAAATGATATAGACTTGATAAAAAGTATAATAATTTCAAATATTGATTATATTAAAAATAATAGTTCAAAACGTTCTGCTGGGTGGATCAATCTTTCGAGCAGCGTGTTGAATGACTTGCCGCTACTACTAACATAACAAGTGTTCTAATATAACAGATAACTTGCGGAAAGGGGTATTCGTATCAAACCCTACGATATTTGGTGCTTTGTCAAAGTTGTCATTTATATTGTTCTCATGTTCAACTACCATAATATAATTAATTAGGTCATACGCAATATGTTTTGTCATCAGTATGTTATATATTTTTATATCATCGAACGTTATCGTCTCGAACGTTTTGATTTTTTTATTGTTATTTAGATATGGTGTTTTGTTCATAAAGATATTTATCGGAATTATATGTAGATTTTCATCATTCGCCCACACTAGATGCTGTAATTCGCCAGTTAAATTTTCCCAAGAATTGTTTTTGTTTTGCTTGTAATTCGATGATATTATTTTTACAGGAAACACAATATATGGAATATTATTTTTTAATACAACAATATCGCATCTTTTTGATCCAGATGAATTAGTTGATGCCACTTTATATTCTAACTCAACACGATATTCCGGTTTATCGCGAATCAATTGTAATATTTTGTTTTTTATAAATCCGTGAAAATGGTTAACCTTTGAAGCACTTCTTGCTCCATGTTCCATGTATAAATGATATGTTTCGGTGATTGTATTGATAAATTCATCGACATCAGCATCGACATCAGCGGGAGCGACAGCATCAGCGAGTGGAGCAATAACATGATCTAATACGAGTTCAGAAGTAGTGTCCATTTGGTAAAGATAGAACTTATAATAAATATATGAATGGACTTCAATTTTTTATTATAAGTATTATACTCTAATTTTTCCGTATATTTATTCATTCTTTGCGTGCGTATCCACCGCAGCACCTGACGATGACAAGCGCGACAATCCGTGGTCATTCTTCTTATCCATGACAACATCTTCACTCTCGAACAACTCCTTGCGCATTTCTTCCACGGTCATCGAAAGAGACGACGTTTCATCGCTGTTATTCCAAATACCGCCACCCACGCTGCTTCCATCTGATTTTGTGGCGTCCATCTCTCGCGGTTTTGCGTCCACCAACGTCTCGCCATCATTCGCCAACATCTGTGTAAGCTTATTACCGCTCTCCTTCGCCAACTTGATATTCTCCTGAATCGCCTTCGCCTTTGTCTCCTTGACACGCTTATCAAACTCTGTCTTTGCCTGCTCCTCGTTCTTCTTCTTCTCAGCCATCAACTGGTTCAAGGTCTCCTCCATGTATTCAACCCGCCCGGTCTTATACGCATCAGGATGAAACGGCACCCACATACCCACCGGACCAACAAACACGTCAT